CGTACTCGGTGAACTACGAAAAGGCGCACTTGGATCGCGATAGTCTGAAGCCTGTGAGCGCAAAGGTGCGCGCGGTACATGCCAACTATCAGGAAGCGGATATCGATCCGTCGTTGCTACTGTCGTTCATGGACCACATTCCAACGGACCTCCTGATCTTCAGCTACAGCGTCAACCGCCATATGTTCGTCTTGTGCGACTCCCTGAGAAAGTATCGATGGGAAGTGCGCAAGGAGTTGGTGTGGGTAAAAAACACATTTGCATTCTGGGCTGGTGCCGCCTACCAGCAGCAGCACGAACCGATATGGATCTGCACGCGTGACGGGGCAGGCTTTCGCAATAACGTGCCAAACAACGCATCAACCGTTCTTACCTACGACAAGCCTCACGCGCACGACCTACACCCTACCGCCAAACCAATCGAGCTATGGAAGCGTCTCGTGATGAACCACTCATGCCAAGGCGACCTTATCGTCGAGCCATTTAGTGGTAGTGGCACGAGCATTATGGCTGCTGAGGAGCTAAGCCGCCGGTGCTATGCCATGGAGTTGTCGCCTGCGTACTGCGACGTTGCGGTGAAGCGATGGGAACAGTTCACCGGCAAACAGGCGACGCGCGATGGCCAAACCTCAACATAAACCCACCGAAGATCAGCGCAAGAAAGCCGAAAACTGGGCGATGGTCGGCGTGCCGCACGACCATATCGTGATCCTGCTCGGGCTCGGCTCATTGCACACGCTATATCGCCACTATCGGGCCGAGCTGGATCTCGGCAAAGCCAAGGCGAATGCAGCGATTGGCGGCACGCTGTTCAAGCAGGCCATGGCGGGCAACGTCTCTGCGGCGATCTACTGGACCAAATCTCAAATGGGTTGGCGCGAAGTGCAGCGCGTCGAGCACACGGGCGCCGATGGCGGGCCGATCCGCACGAATGTGCTGCCGCTGGATATCAGCGAAGAATCTGCGGCAAAGGCCTACCTTGAGATTATGGGCGAGGATGTGTCCGGAACGCTGGAGCGCGTAGCCACGCGCAAATGAGCGCTGTGGCCGCGGACGTATTCCGCGCCCGCACCCGGAAGCGCGCCCGCTATGTGCAGGCCGGCTCGCGCACCTTCGATGAGCTGCGTCGCTACTACCAGACGCACATCGCGGACTTCATCAATGACTGGGGCATCACGGTCGACCCGCGAAACGTGCGTCGTCACGGCGCAGTCATCATGCCGTTTAAGCTGGACCCGCGGCAGCGCGAGTGGGTTGACTGGGCCTATGCCCGCTGGCGCGCGGGCGAATACGGCGGCACAGAAAAGTCCCGCGACGTGGGTCTTTCATGGCTGGTGGTTGCGTTCTCCGTCAGCATCGCTGTGCTGTACGACAACATCGCCGTCGGCCTCGGCAGCTTCAAACAGGACAAGGTTGACCGCACCGGCGACATGGGCTCGCTGTTTGAAAAGGCGCGCGCATACATCGAGGGTCTGCCGCTTGAGTGGCGCGGCGGCTTTGAGCTGAAACGCGATTCCGCGCAGATGCGGCTGCTGTTCCCGCTGCGAGGATCAGCCATCACTGGCGAGGTCGGTGACAACATCGGCCGCGGCGGGCGCGTGACGATCTACTTCGTGGACGAGGCGGCTCACCTTGAGCGCGATGCGCTGGTCGATGCTTCTCTGTCCAAAACCACCGACTGCCGCATCGATGTCAGTAGCGTCATCGGCATGACAAACACCTTCGCTGAGCGCATGCACGACGGCAAGTCTGAGAAGTTCACGTTTCATTGGCGTGATAACCCGCGATTCACGCAAGAGGACTACGACAAGTTCCTTGAGCAGTGGGGGCCGGTGATCACCGCGCAAGAGCTGGACATCAACTATCAGGCCAGCGTCGAGGGTATCGTCATCCCATCAGAGTGGATTCAATCGAGCGTCGACGCCGACAAGAGACTAAACATCGTGGTCAGCGGGGTGCGCCGCGGGGCGCTCGACATTGCAGACCAGGGTCGCGACCTCAACGCGTTCTGTGCACGCCATGGCATCAGCGTCATTGAATGCATGGCATGGAGCGGAAAACAGCGCGACGTGGGCGACACGGCCGAGCGCGCCTATCAACTCTGCGAGGACCTGAACCTCGACGGCTTCGACTATGACGCCGACGGCGGCTATGGCTCGGGCGTGCGATCCGAAGCCAATCGCATCTCGGAGCGCCGCCGGCTGGGGGCCATTCGGCCGCTGCGCATCGCCGCCTTCCGCGGCTCGGGCGAGGTATTCAACCCCGACCGCAAGGTGCCCGGCACCGACGTGCTGGCAAAGGACCGCTTTCAGAACGCCAAGGCTCAGGCCTATTGGTGGCTGTCGATGCTGTTCTACAACACCCATCAGGCCGTCCACGGCATGCCCTATGACCGCGACAAACTCATCAGTCTGTCCAGCAGCATCAAGGCCTTGCCCAAGCTGTGCATCGAGCTATGCCAGCCGCAGTGGAAGATTTCCAGCAGCGGAAAGCTGATGGTGGATAAGCAACCCGACGGCTCGGCATCGCCGAACCTCGCCGATGCGGTTATGATTGCCTTCGCCCCGCGCGGCGGGCCAATGAGGATAGACCCACGAATATTGGAGTAAGGATGGCGGTGCGAGCCGTGATGATCCAAGACGCGCTCACGAACAAGCGGGCCATCTTGGAGCACCAGGCATTCGAGTCCGTCATCATGCCGAGAATTCTGATGATGGAGCATTACAGGCGACAAGCCGTCAGTGTCGCGCGGCAGCCTAACCGCAAACAACGTCGGCAGCGCAAGGTGGCCCCACCCCCGGTTCCTCGTCCTGGGTCGCTGATTGCGCACCAATCTCAAGAGGCGGCGAAGTGACCAAGCCGAAACCCAAGTCAGCGCCAGCCATGCTCGGGCACATCGTCGCCTCGACTCCCGGGCCGCCGGCCGACCAATCCAGGCGCCAGTTGTCGCTGCCGCAACTGCCGTTCAAGCGCCCCGCGATGGCATTCGACGATGGATCGACCTACCCATATGCAGGCTATCTCGGCGGCGTGGGCGGGCAGACCGTCGCCGGCCAGCTCGCTTTCGGTCTCTACTTTCCGGGCTACCCGTACCTCGCCGAGCTCTCTCAGCGCTCCGAATACCGGCAGCCCGTCGAGACGACGGCGAAGGAGATGACGCGCGAGTGGATCAAGATTACGAGCAAGGGCGACGGCGACAAGTCCGACCTCATCGCGCAGATCGAGAAGGCGTTTGAGCAGCACGGCGTTCAACTGCTGTTCCGCAAGGTCACCGAGCACGACGGCTTTTATGGCCTCGGCATGGTGTACATCAAGCTCCGCGGCGACGAGGGCGCCATCCGCAAGTTGCCGCTGGCAGTCAAGGAGGGCGGTATTGAGCAGGGCCAGCTCGAAGGCTTCAACACCATCGAGCCTATGTGGATCACGCCTATCACGTGGAACTCAAACGACCCCACGATCCCCACGTTCTATAACCCTGAGCAATGGGTTGTCCTTGGTCAATCGGTGCACGCCTCGCGGCTGTTGAAATTCATCTCGCGCGAAGTCCCCGACATCATCAAGCCCGCCTACAACTTCGGCGGTCTGTCGCTTACCCAACTTATCGACCCGTATGTGCAGCGCTGGCTCAAGACGGTCGATAGTGTCAGCCGGCTCATCAGCAACTTCTCAATCATCACGCTCGCCACCGACATGGCGACCGTACTGCAGGGCGGCGATCCTGCGGCCTACCAGGCATTGCTCGACCGGCTCAAGCTGTTCACCAAAAATCGCGACAACCAGGGCATTTTCCTGCACGACAAGGACGACGAACTGCTATCTCAGGTGCAGGCGTCCCTGACCGGCTTGGGCGAGCTGCAGGGGCAGGCCCTAGAGCACATGGCCTATCCGACGCATCAGCCGTTGATAATCATGACGGGCGTCTCGCCCGCTGGGCTGAACGCTACGTCCGAAGGCGAGATCGAGGTGTGGCACAACTGGGTGCACTCGATGCAGGAGCAACTCTATCGGCCGCCACTTGAAATCATCCTCAAGGTCGTCCAGCTAGACCTCAACGGCAAGATTGACCCGGACATCACTTTCGAGTTCAAGCCGCTGAAGGAGGTCGCCGGCTCAGAAGTTGCCGAGGTGCGCAAGGCCACCATGGAAACGCTGGTCGCTGCAGTAGATAGCGGCATCATCGATGGCCATGAGGCGCGCGACCATCTCGCGTCCGACCCCGACTCTGGCTTCAATTCCATTGACGTCGACAAGGTGATCGAGCCCCCGGACTTGGAGAGCGAGGGCGTCGAGGAAGAAGTCCGCATCAGTGCCTAGCAAGCCAGCTACCCTCCGGGCCATCCGCACCAATGCAGGACTGGAGATGGCCTATCGCCGCCGGCTGGAGGCGCTCATCACGGCGATGGCAAAGTCCATGCTGCTGCACATCAAGGCCGCCGCCAAGGCCCGCCCCATCGAGATAGGCGTAGGCGCGCAGGATGAGAGCCCGGTCGCAGCGCTGCGCGATGCTATGCGCCGATGGGGTAAGCGCTGGATTCGCCGGCTGAACAATGCCAGCGACGATATCGCGACCGCCTTCGCCAATGAGCACAGGCGGAACCTAGACGGCATGTTCAAACGGCGACTCAAGGAGGCGGGCTTTACGGTTGCCTTCGAGCCCACCGCCGGCATGGCGCAGGTCTACCGCGCAGTCATCGCTGAGAATGTGAATCTCATCAAGTCGATTCCGCAGCAGTTTCTCAAGGACGTCGAGTCCTCCGTGTGGCAGGCGGTGATGACCGGCGGCAAGCTCGGCGCCCTCACATCCGGCATCCAGCGCGCCTATGGGGTGTCCTTCAAGCGCGCCGCGTTCATCGCCCGCGACCAAAGCAGCAAGGCTAAGGCGGTCATGGAGGAGCAGCGGCGCTCCGAGCTCGGCATCAAGGAGGCAGTCTGGATGCACTCCCATGCCGGCAAGGTTCCGCGGCCGACGCACGTCGCCATGAACGGAAAACGCTACGTCATAAAGGCCGGCATGTACGACCCGGCGGTCAAGAAAAACATATGGCCCGGAACTGAAATTAACTGTCGGTGCACAAGCCGCGCTATTATCCCGGCGCTGCAGTAGGAGTACCCATGTCCCCAGAACAACCCCACGCCCAACAGATTCAGGTCAAATGGCACCTCCGAAGCGGTGGGCCGGGCAACAATCAACTGCATTTTGTGACCGTGCCGGATGGCCAGTATCTCGGCATGGTTGAGACGCACAACTGCCCGAGCCCCGAGGTGGCGCTTGTCATGGCGCAGCAGTTCCTCGGTTGGGCTCAACAGCAGGTCGCCGCCGGCCCCGGGATCATACCGGCCGGCCCCGGAGCCCTCACCGCCTTGGACACCATGCGCAAGCGGGTCAACGGGAGCAACTAGGCGTGTCCGTTCACAGCAAGTTGAACGATGAGAATTATTTGGAGATCGATGCCGGCGTCGGCGTGCCCGCCGAGCTACTCATCAGCTTGGGTCTTGCACCGGAGCTAGGCCGTGGGCGCCACGAGCTCGCGACCTACACCTGTAGCCACTGCTGCCAGCAGCTCATCAAGAATCCGTGGCGGACGCGCGAGCGGGCGTGGTGCAAATCGTGTGACCACTACATCTGCGATCCGTGCAAAGCCGCCCAGGTTTCTGCGGGCGGAGCCTGCAAACCGATGCGCTTCGTGATAGAGGAAGTCTCCGAAGCGGCGGACAAAGGCAAGTCGCTCGATACCGTGGATGTCCCACGGATTCTTTTACCGTAATAGGAGTTTTTATCAATGGCTAAACGATCCCTCGGTACCGCGACCGTGACCACGGCGGCGACTGCCGACACAACGAACCTCGCCAACACAACCTACATGGGCCTCATTCAGGGCGGCTCGGCCACCCAGAAGATCGCGCTCCTAGAGGTTTTCCTGGGCGGCCAGTCGGCCTCAACGAGCCAGCCGCAGATCATGGTGCTCGGCCGAGACTCGACCGTCGGCGGAACAGTGGTTGCCGGCGGCGCTATCGACCAGGCGCTTGACGCGGCCACCGCAGCACTCGCTGCACCTCCGGTCGTCGGAAACTCAGCGACCACGATCCCGCAGCGCTCCTCGACTCTCGGGCGCTTGCTGGTGTTGCCGTTCAACGCATACGGCGGCATGGCGCGCTGGCTGGCCCGTGACCGCGACGAGGAGATCACCCTCGTGGGCAACACGGCATCACTCGGGGAGCTGTCACTGTCCGCGTTCACCGGCACCACGGCCGGCGCAATCGGCGGGCACATGATCTATGAGCCGTACTGAGGCGGGGTGAACTTCCTCGGGTTCGATGGGATCGCTGATCGCGAGTTGCTTCGGAGTGGTTCCGAGGCGCTCGCGATTGGTTTTCCGCTAGATGGCCCGGTGCACGATGCGACCCTGATGGCTTTGATTGTGTCGCGGCGCGCCGAGAAGGTCGCCGAGGATCATGACTACGTGACGTTCCTGCAGCGCGTGCAGGCACGCTACCCGGCCGAGTACGAGGCGTTGAGCGCCATGCTGGCCGACAAGCTGACGGAACGGGGAGCCGAATGTAGTGCGATCTCCCCGCTCCTGATGCTGTAGGCGGGAGATATTCACTTGAAGGCGCTGCGAACCGTATTCCACGCCGCGTTCGCGGCGCTGCTCTGCTCTGTCGCGCTGGCTGGGCACGGCATCATGCCGGCGCCAATCGTCGCCTCCGGCGGCGCGCCGTCCGCCGTCACTGCCTCATACGAGAATCAGGGCAGCACCAGTTGTCAGAACGCCGGCACTGGCACTGGTTGCACGACCAATACGATGGACATTTACTGGACGGCGAGCGCGTCCGGGTCTCCGACTGACTATCCAATTTACGACAACGGCTCTCAGGTTGCTGACCCTACTTCGGGAAGTGCCTGCAGCGGCTCGGCGTGTCACTACACTCTGACCATCACTGGTTTGAACTGCGTTAATACGCCATGCCAGGAGACAGCTAATGTCATAGGCGTCTATGCAAATAATGGCTCAGGGTTGAGCGCCATTGCCTACCCGGCTAACTGGATCTACAACAACGGCGCCAACAATAGCTGCGGAAACTACTCTGGAGGTGGTTTCGGCGGTTACATGAACACCAACTATCTGGCCACTTTCACGAGCGGCCAGAACGTCTTCACGGTCACTTCGGTTGCCATCTGGAATATATCCGGTATCACTAAGGCCGCGTCTGCAGTAGTCACTACAAGTCTTGTACAGGCCTACAACCCGTTCAATAACGGGAATGTGTTGTACTTTCAAAGCGTCAGCGGCATGACGCAGATCAACGGCCTGTTCGGTACTGTGACTGCCACCGGAGGATCTAGCGGCGCGTGGACTGCGACAGTCAACATCAATTCCAGCGCGTTCAGCACCTACACGAGTGGCGGCACGCTCGCGCCGCCTGTTCAGCCGAACGGCGGCATCACTGACGGCGATGGAGCCATCGCGTCATCGGCCGCGACTGGCGGACCCGGCAACCCTTATATCGAGTACTTCGTAACGGGTGGAACGCCGTATGCCGGTACAACTGGAAACGGGGGTACGGGCACTTACTACCTGAGCACGGCGCCGACAGCCAGCTACAGCTCAGACGGAATTTGGTCCGACCCCTCACCAAATGTCGGCGGCGGTGGTGGTGCGGAAGCGTGCCCGCAGACTCAGGTCGTTGAAAGCCCAGACACCTACGCGATGAGCACGCCTGGATGGGCTTACATCCAGCAGTTCACAGCGGCCCCTGAGTCCCCTGGATATGACGCGAACTGGGGCGGGTACAGCTATGCCGTTCTGGATGTTCGCCTGACATCCAATGGGCAGAATATCGGCTTCACCGTGCACTCCCGCCCGGGCGGTGCAGCGTACACAACGAGCGACATCTACTCGAATCGCTCAATAACCATACTCAACGGCACCACCAGCTCCTACGGCACTGGATGCGCTTCTGGTTCGTGGTGTTCGCTCAAGGTTCCCTTCCTGAATCTCGGGCTCGGGTCGGGCACGTGGAGCGGGCATGTTGTCTCGGAGTGGCAGGGCACCGCATCCAGCGATGGCTCGACGCTGACCATTCAGACGACCACATCCGGCAACATGGCCAATATCGCCGCTAACGAATATTTGATGTTCTACAGCACCAGTGTCTCCGGATTCGGCTATCCATGCGCGATGACGACGGCCGCAGAGAGTGGCGGCACGGTAGCTATCACTGGTTGCCCCGGTAGCGGCGGTGGCCCGTCGTGGACAGGCAATACCCCGGGCTACGACGCGCAGGCTTACGTGACCACGATCCTCACCGGCACAGGGCCGGACAACGCTGGAAAGATCACAGGGCAGGGCGAACCCTCATCGACGTATTTCGGTGCTACGCAGCCAGGCTTTGAATCCCCGAACACGACGAACGGCACCGGCCAGTATGGATTATTCAACCTGAACGGATCGACCATAGTTTCTGCGGGCACATCCGGCAGCCCCGTGACCTTCGGTAGCAACCGTTACGACATATACAAGCCTGAGCTTCTACTCAGCGGCGGCGATCTCATGACGCTCTACTTCGATAAATACGGCGCAACGGTGAACTAGCATGTCTATCAGCGTCGTACAAACTAATGTGAACAGCGGCTTCGCCGGCACCCTTCCCTATACATCCACAATCACACTGAGCCAGCCAGTGTTGGGCAACTCGCTGATTGTGGCAACAGTACTTAGGTCAGGCGGTGCAATTGGAAGCACGCCCGTGGTCACCGGAGTTGCCGACAGTGCGGGTAACACTTACTCGCGTATCACGTACCTCTACGATCCTGGGAACTATTATGGTGGGGTAGAGTTGTGGTGGTGCTCATCAGTCACAGCGACTGGCAGCGGCACCCTCACGATTACGGTTAGCTTTGGCGGTGTGTCTGGCACTGCTGCCCCTGTCCTCAACTCGCTTGAGGCATCTGGGATCGCAACCATTGACCAGTCGGCGACTAACTACAATAACTCCGGTACTGCAACGACACTTGCTGCGACGTTGCCGAGCAACAACGCCAACGCCAGTGAACTGGTGGTGGCCTTTGTATCTACGATGAATTACTCGGGTGGGTCAACCATCGGCTTGACTACGCCACCCAGCAACAACAGCGTAGGTGGTGCATTTACCAATTTTGGGTTCTATGACAACAACGGCGGCAACTTCGGCGGTGCGTATAGCGCGGGTTACAAGATAACTTCCTCTGTTGAGGATAGCTCCGCGCTATGGTCGTGGACCGGCGCTAACGCCCCGTTTGCGATAATCGCGAGCTTCGCTGGCGCCAGCTCCCCGCAGCTCATGGGCCAAGCCTGGCTGTAGCACATGGCCATTTTTCGCGCACCAGTCTTTAGCAGCTACCCGGCCAAGCGGGCGCAGGCAGTTGATGTCCTGCCGAATCTGCTGCTCTCGACGCTGGCGATTGTCGCGTTGCCATCGGTGTCGCACGCGGACAGTGCCCAACCACGCCGTGCCGTAGCTGCTCAACACACAGACGCGCAGCGCTCACTGCTGATAGTGAAGCCTCCGGCGCAGCTTTTACCGATTGGCATGAATGGACCGGATCTGACTTTCCAGCCAGTAAAGACTCGCGGTGCGCAGCACACGGGTCAGGCCAACTTGCTGATAGAGCTACTGCCGCCCGGTCAGGTGGGGGCGCCCACTGTCCCGGTGGACTTCACGCCGAGCCTGCGGGCGCGAGCTGCGGCTCCGCAGGATACGAATGCGGCCAACGTAGCCATTTACCAATACCTGACGTTCCCGGCAGCCGGCGATGATGGCTCATACCCGGGTCCGCGCCGATGGTTGGTAGTTGACCAGCAGCCCATCCCACTGACCTTGCTGCCGGCGTCACAGATCACAACGACCGCGAAGCAGCGCGCTGCCGTGGTATCGAGCTACGCAAAGGCGAGGGCAGCACCGCCTGACATCCCGGCAAACGTCATCGTATTTCAAACGCTGGTCGCGCCAAAGCCGTTCATCGCGATACCTGATTACGCGCAGCCGGTGAAGGCCCGCGGTGCGCAAGATACGGGGCAGCGCAACCTACTGCCGTACCTGCTCGCTCCGATACCGTTGCCGGCGATGCCGCCGGATCTGACGCAGCGACGCTCAAGCAAGGGCGTCTCGACGCAGGATACGCAGCAGCCGAATGGCCTGATCGTACTCAACGCGCCCACTCTGCTGCCGTTCTTTTCAGTAGACCTGACGCCGAATCTGAGGCCGCGAGCGCCGCAGACGCAGGACACAGCGCAGCGTAATTTGCTCACGTTCCTGCTGGCGCCGGTACCTCTCCCGTTCATCGGCGTCGATCTCGGTCAACCTCGCGTTGGCGCGCGACCGCAGGACGATGCGACGCCGAACTTGCTGACGAGCACGTTGACAGCACAAGCATCTCCGCCGTTCGCGCTGCGTGATTGGCCGGTGGTGCTGCGTCGAGCGATCCCGCAGGATACGCAGCAGTCAAATGACTTGGTTGTGCTTCGAGCACCCAACCTGCTACCACTACTTGCGGTGGATCTGACGCCTAGCTTGAGGGCCAAGGCTCCACAGACTCAAGATACGGGGCAGCGCAATCTGCTGCTATACCTGCTGGTTCCGGTTGTGCCCATTGTTGGCGACCCTCGGTTTGAGGTGGTGCTGCCGCCGCTCAACTATGTCGTGTATGTTGGAGCTGACGACAATGCTTAAATTCCCCAACAAACTGCCCGCCTACAAGACGGTGCTGATCTTCGATTTCGCCAATCAGCTCACGCTCGGCAACCTCCTCACGGGGATCACCAGCCTCACGGTGACCGTTGCCTCCGGTGTAGACCCAAGCCCAAGCTCGATCCTCAACGGCGCCGCGGCGCTCGATTCAACCAACACGATGGTCCTGCAGCCTGTCTCCGGAGGGATACCCGGCGTCTGTTACCTGTTTGACGTGCAGGTGACCACGGCAAATGTTGATATTGCCCCGGAGGCGCAAGGGCTCCTCCCCGTCGGTTATTAGTGAGTATTCGGGCACTTACGATGCGGGACTGCCGTGTTTGTGGGAGCGCGACGCTGCACAATGCCGAGCGCTGCGTGACGTGTGGAACGGTGTGGCTCTCGGTGCTCGCAACGAAAGTAGCCGTGATGAATCGCGCAGAAATTAAAAGGCAACTGGCGATGCGCTTGCGCAAGCGTAGGTAAGAGTCCATATTCCGTTCCCCATGTATGCCAATGGGTACCTCAACATCCCGCTCCAAGGACCTCGACGGGCACTTGAAGGTCGCGGAATGCCGCATCAGCAAGGCGAATGTCTGTCCCTATCGCGGGGCGGAGATTCCCAACTGGGAAAAACTCGGGCTCGACCCATCCAGAGTCTATCGTCTGTATCGCGATGCGGATGCGTTGCGCGAGGCGGCGTCGAGCTTCGAGGGCAAGCCTCTGCTGGTTCGGCACATAGCTATCGATGCGCAAAACCCGCATCAGGAAGCAGTGGTCGGCACGATAGGCAAGGTGACCTACGAGCACCCGTATCTGATTGCGCGGCCGATTCTGGTCACCACTCAGGAAGCTATCGATCTGATCGAGTCGGAGGAGAAGCGCGAGCTGTCGAGCGCTTACCGTTACGATGCGATCATGACTCCCGGGAACTTGGACGGGCAGGCATACGATGGCAAGATGATCAACATTCGCGGCAACCATGTCGCGATTGTTTCGGAGGGCCGCGCTGGCCCGGACGTTCACGTAGCTGATGAACTACCAAAGGGCCTACGCGATATGAGCAACCTCACTTTGATCCAGCGGCTAATCCCCTACCTGCGCCCAGGTGCGAACCTCCTCGCGCTTGATGCGGCGCTGGGCGAGACCCCTGACAAGTCCGTCACCACGCTCGACGAAGCCGAAAAGAAGGACGCCGAGGACGAGTGGAAAACCGAGCACGGCAAGGACTCCATGTCCGCGGACGAGAAAGAGGAATGCTACGAGCGCGCCCGCGACAAAAAGGCCAAGGACAAAAAGGCGAAGGACGCGAAAGCGAAGGACGACGAGGAAGAGGCCGAAGACGAATCCGAGGAGGAGGAGAAAAAGGCCAAATCCAAGGACGCGAAGTCCGCCAAGGATGATGACGACGAGGATGGGGACTCCAAGGCCGCCAAGGATGCCGAGGAGCATGAGGATGACTTCAATCCCAAGGGCAAGGACTCCGTGACCAAGGACGAACTCGACTCCGCCGTGCGCAAGGCGCGCGACGACATGCGCCGCGAGATGCAGGCGCTCGCCGCCGCTCGCGAAGCAGTCAAGCCAGTCGTGGGCCAGATATCAATGGCGCTCGACTCGGCCGATGATGTGTACAAGTTCGCGCTTGACCACCTCGGCATCAATCTCAAGGGCGTCAGCCCTGAGACCTACGCGACGCTGTTCGAGGTCCATCAGAGCGCGACGCGCAAGGCCACTCGACACGCATCGCTGGCGATGGACACCAGTTCCAATTCAACCGACTTCTATGAAGAATTCGGCATCGTTCGTGCGGGCCGGAGGTAATCGATCATGCCAGCAGTGACCAGTCCCGACGGCTTCCAAACCACTGTCGTCCGTATGCCGTCCCCCGGCATTCCGGGTGACTTCGCGGGAGCCAACATCCGCTCGAATGTCATCGGTGGCCCGGGCCAGTATGTGGCCTCTCCCGGTGGCGTCACGGTCGGCACGTTCGCATGGTTCAACCCGGTAACCGGCATCGCGTCCAGCTACTACCAGGCCAACTCCTTCATGGGGCTTGTGCGACGTGGTGGCGATGCGCTCATCACCAGTTTCCTCGGATTCAACGGACTGTTGATCCCGGGCGGCTACCCCGTTGTGGGCATGAGCCAGGGCGAGTTCTGGGGTCTGTTCTCTGCCGGATGCACCGCGGCGCAGTATGTGTACGCCAACGCGCTGGGCGGCGGGCTCTCGGGCGCAGCCAACAACTCCTCGGTCACGGCCTCGGATACGAGCGCCACGACCTCTGGCGGCAACACGCTAACTGGTATCGGCACCCTCACGGGCTCAATCACGGCCGGCATGGTGCTGGTCATGGCGGGAATTCCTGCTGGTACGTACTTCGTGACTGGCGGCGCATCGCCGTGGACCATTGCCAACTACGACGGGGCGGTGATCCCCAACGTGGCGACGACCGCGTTCACGGCCTACGGCATCACGCAGACCCCGACCCTGTTCGTCTGCATGCAGACCATACCGGCGAACCCCTTGTTCACGGCATCGCTTGCGGCGCCGGCGGCGGGCAACGCGTTCGGCATCCTCACGGTGACGGCGATTGCCTCTGGCGTGCTCGCTGCGGGGCAGTGGCTCGCGGCGACGGGCGGCGGCGGGTTGCCGGCCACGTCCAACGTCTCGATTTTGGAGCAGCTCACGGGCACCGCGGGCAGCACCGGAACGTACCTCACGACCAACGCGCAGTACACGGTCACCTCGACAAACACCTTCTCTGCCGCAGTAGGGCAGGCAGGCAAGATCAGCAGTTGGATGGTGTAACCCATGAACATGACAGTCGCCAAGATCGAAAAAGCCATCCGAGACGGCCGGGCAGCGGAGGTCATGCAGTGGGTGAAGCGCGATGCTCACCTCATGGGCATGGATCACATGCAGCTCATGACCGCCGATCAGGCGATGGCGATGGACGATGTGCAGTCGCCCACCATCACCACGGCGTCGGGAGGCATTCCGTGGTTCCTCGCCAACTGGTTTGACCCCAAGCTTATCCCCATCATCTTCGCCCCCATGATGGCCGCGGTCATCGCGGGCGAGTCCATGAAGGGTGACTGGCTTGCCGCCTCGGCGATGTTCGCAACCATCGAGCCGTCGGGCGAGGTCGCGTCCTATGGCGACTACTCACAGGCCGGCAGCACCACGGTCAATGCCAACTTCCCGACGCGCCAGAACTACCTCTTTCAGTCGTTCCTGCAGTACGGACAGTTGGAAGTCGGGCGCATGGGGCTCGCGAAGATCGACTGGGCGGCGAAGCAGCAGGAGTCCAACGTATTCACGCTGAACAAGGCGCTGAACAACGTTTACTTCTACGGCGTGGCTGGGCTGCAGAATTACGGGCTCATCAATGACCCGTATCTCCCGCCATCACTGACCGCGACTTACTCCTGGCTGCAGGGTGGCGGATCCCAGACCGCCGCGACGATCTATCAGGACATCGTGCGCATGTACATCCAGCTGCAGGCGCAGTCGGATGGCACGATCCGCATGGACTCGAAAATGGTCCTCGCGATGAGCCCGAAGCAGTCCGCCGCGCTCATGGCGATCACGCCCTACAACACCATGACGGTGAAGGCGCTGATCGAGCAATATTTCCCGAACCTGCGTCTTGAGACGGCCCCGGAGTACGGCACCCCGTACAACACAGCGGGCGAGCTTGTGATGCTGATTGCCGAGGAGATCGACGGGCAGCGCACTGTCGAGTGCGCGTTCTCCACCAAGCTGATGGCCGGCAACATGGTTGTTGACACTTCGAGCTGGCGCCAGAAGCGATGGTCCGGCGGCTACGGCGCGATTTGGTTCCGCCGGTTCGCAGTCGTGACGATGCTGGCATGAGATGTCGTCTTTCGATGCGGCCCGATATGGCGCCGGCAGTCCATTCGACTGGCCGGTTGCCATCGGCTATGAGCGTGCGCCACTAGCCACGCTTGCGGCGGTCGCCGGCCCGCTCGGCGTCGCCATCGGCATTTTCGGATGGATTGCCCCCAACGGCACCCTATCCAACTCTCAGGTCGCCACCTCGCAGCTCGCGTTCGTGCTGCCGGTCGTCAATGCCTATAACTGGCAGCGCGTTTACCAGTCGTTTCCGGCCGACACCGGGCTCAACATCTCCGGCTATCCCACCGATCCGTACGTGAACACCGCGGCGTTTCCGCTGCAAGTCGTCCGCGCTGGATACCCGGTCGTGGGCGCCACAGTCGGGGTGTTCAACACCAGGTTTCCGTTCGGCGCGCAGGTCGGCAATCAGGTCTGGACCGACCCGGCTACCGGGCTCGCCTATGCGTCCAACGTCACCGGGGGGTATATTGCGACACCGTGGACCGCGATGGGCAACGGACAAGCCAACGCGGTAATCCGCATTTCGAGCTTTATCCCACCATTATCGGAGTAGTTATGGTTGACATCGAAAAACCCTCTAGCGGCCAGCACGTGCTGGTTGGCTGCAAGCTGCCGCACGGAATGATCCTTGAGCTCCTCGCGCCGGCGGACAAGGAAAACTTCATGCAGGCCCGCAATGCCGGGAAGCAGATCACTCTCAAGGGCGCGTGCAGCCTCTATAACCAGACCGAGAAAAAGTCGCGGGCAGCGTTCGACTACGCGATCACGGCTGTGGACAAGAGCTTTTGGGATGAGTGGTACCCGAAGAACAAGGACCGGGAGTTCATGCGCAACGGGCTCGTCTTTGTGACCGACGGCGCCAATGCTCAAAGCCGTGCCGAGGGCATCGCCAAGGAGCGCCACGACGTGCGCACCGGACTTGAGCCGCTGGCGCAAGAGAATGACGCCCGCATGAAGCGCGCCGAGCCGGCGACCTACGCTGAGCCGCTGTGAGCTTCACGCCGGGTATCGTGACCTTCAACGCGCAGGCGTTTGCGGCTGCATACCCGGCGTTCGCCTTTCTGCCGCAGGAGACTCTGACAAACAACTTCACCCTCGCGACGATGCTGCTGGGTAATTCCTACTGCTCAGTGGTGCAGGACGCACCGACCCGGGCCAATCTGCTGAACCTCATCACGGCGCACGTCACTGCGCTGCTCAACGGCGCATGGGGCAAACCTCCATCGGGTGCGGTGGGCCGCGTAATCAGCGGCACCGAGGGCTCGGTCACAGCGCAGATCGAGTGGTCAAGCGCGGTCGGCAAGACGCAGGCGTTCTGGATTCAAACGCAGTGGGGCGCGATGGTGTGGCAGATGATGCTCCCGTGGCGCACGGCTCGATATGTCGCGCCGTGTGGCGACGGCGGTGTCGGCGGCCCCGGGGGTTGGAACGCGTGGCCACAGTAAACCTAGGTTTCAGCGGCGGCTCTCGCATGCGCGATTATCTAGCATCCCGTCTCAATGTCGCCAGCAACGCTAAGAACGTGCAGGTCGGATTCCTAGAAACCGCTGAATACCCCGACGGGCTGAAGATCGCGCAGGTCGCGTTCTGGAATGAGTTCGGGACTGTGAATCAGGTGCCGCGCCCATTCTTCCGCCGCATGATCGCCGAGGAGAGCAAGCACTGGGGCGACGATGTGGCAAAGGCCATGAAGGCGCTCAACTACGACGCCGCGAGCGCGTTCGCATCAATAGGCGAATCCATCAAGGACGCGCTGGTCGTCTCGATAAACGCATTCTCCTCTCCCGCGCTACGGCCATCCACCATCAAGCGTAAGGGATTCAGCAAACCGCTCATCGATACCGGGCAGATGCGCGACGCGGTGGCGTACCGGGTGACCACGTGACGTTGAATCTGTACACCGCCGCCCGCGGCCCGGTCCAATCAGTCAACCCCGATATCTGCGTCATCTACCTTGCTTCGCAAGGCTATGTGACCGACGGCAACGGCAACCCGTCGGGGTCCTATGCCACTCCATTTACCGTGTTCGCGCAGGTCCAGCCTCCCTCGGGCCGCGACATCGATCACATCAACTTTTTTAATCTGCAAGGCGTGATGCGCACCGTGATCATGTACGGCGCACCGCTCGCCATCAACCGCGTCTCCACGCGCGGTGGGGATCTTCTGCTCTTTCCGCAAACCCCGGGCGCGCCGCTCGATAATTGGTTGGTCACCTACGTGGATGAAACATGGTCGCCCGACCGTATGGGATGGTCGCGCATCATTGTGACCCTGCAAACAGACGGGCGCGTCATCGCGTTAAATCAGTTCGGATTGCCGGCACTCAACAGCAACGGCTCATTGGTGTACACATGAAACGACTACTGGCCATCCTGCTGCTGTGCCTGCCGCTCGCCGCCGTGGCGCAGCCCCCCGCGCAGCAGGTTATCAACATCGGCACCGGACCAAATACCGGCAACGGCGATAACGCGCGCGCATGGGCACAGAAAGACAATGCCAACATCACGGCGCTTTTCTCGATGTTTGGCAACTCGTCCAACCTCTACAGCCACGGCAACGCGCTCGCGACCGATATAATCTCACTGTTCTCAACATGCAGTGGCGTGCAGTACCTCGGCGCCGATGGCGCTTGCCACACCTCTAGCAGCGGCAGCGTCACCCCCGGCACTACTACAGTCGTCGGCGCCACGGCTCCGTGTCTGCTCGACAACTCAGCAACCACAGTGATGGGCTGCGCGCAGCTCGCTTCAACGATTTCGCTCAGCAGCGGGGTCATTGGAACTACTGTCCCGCGCCGCACCGTCACCGTATCTCCGACCGTGGCCTCGACGGACATGGGCGGCGTGATTTACTCCAACATCACGGGCGGCGGCACAGCCACGATTCCAGCAATAAGCGCCACTGTATTCGCGGCCGGCATGTCGGCAACCATCGTCAACTACTCAGCCTCCACCGAGGCAGTCTCCACCACGCCGACGATAAACTCAGGCGGCGGATGCGTGTCGGGAACGGGCATCCCAGCGGGCGACACGTGGGAGATCGTATCCAACGGCACGACGCTGGACTGCAACCAGACGGTTGCTTCCGCCAGTGGCTCGGTGACAGATGGCGCGGGCACGGTGACCGCCAACCTGCCGCTGCTGTCCACCACCACGGCTCACGTCTACGCCCCCTCCACGACCGTTACCTATCTCATCGATACGGGCGCGCAGTATTCAATCACAGGGACTGGTGCGTGCTCGGCCATCACCAAGACGGGAACCACCGGAACGTCCATCGGGTTTTTCCAGTGCACCGGCACGACCGGGGCATCTACCGTCACGATCACATTACCGACCGCGACTAACGGTTGGCACTGCAGCGCCGATGATGAGACCACGACAGCGGACAGTCTGCACCAGACCTCCCACTCGACTACCAGCGCGACGCTATCCGGCACAGTGGCCAGCAATGACCACATCGCGTTCGGTCCGTGTGGTGGTGCGTAGACATGCGCCGCATCCCCGCTATTCTGCTCGGCCTCTTTCTCGTACTACTGACGACCACTTCCGTTGATGCGCGGATGGCCCGGGGCGGCTCGGGTGTCAGCGGCAGCAGCATGTTGCAGATTTCAACCGCAACGCTCACCGCGCCAGCCGTCGGGTCCACGATGGCCCAGACCCTATCCATCACCGGCAGCAGCGGCAGCTATGCGTGCTCGATGGTCTCGGCGCAACCGAACTTCGGGATATGGAACTACATCACGCCGAGTTGCGTGGTCAGCGGCACCCCCGAGATAGTCGAGCAGGAGACCGTCACCTATCAGGTCACGGACACCAACACTGGCGCCACCGCGCAAAAACAGTTCACGTTTACGCCGACCAACAGCGGCTCGTTGGCCATTCTGAGCCCGACGGGCATCACCGGCCCGAGCGGCGGGTACACCGCCTACCGTCTCAAAATATCCGGCGGACTCACGCCGTACTGGGTCACCACGACCGCCGGCTCGCCGTGTGTAGTGAGCTACGACGGCACGGTCATGTGCGCGACTAACGCGAACCAGTCCATCCCTGTCACGGTGACCGACCAGAATGGCGCCACCGCGACGCAGACGGAAGCGCTGACCGTCAGCGGTGCGCTGGTATTTCAGGGCGTGGACAACACCGACGGGCTGCTTCGTCTGCCGCCGGCCATCACCGGCAGCTACTATCAGACGCAACTCAACGCCTTCGCCGGTAGCGGCTCTGGATATGTCTGCACAGCCACGAGCGGACTGCCCGCTTGGGCGACCCTTTCGAGCGGCTGCCTTCTATCCGGCACGCCTACTCTGAGTGGCGCGGTTGAGATCTCGCTCAAGGTGACGGACTCCGCGAGCAACACAGCCACCGCGACAGGGTTGATGAACGTCGCCAGTAACGGAACCATGAGTCGGCCGGCCTACAACACGGCCTACGGGTTTTTTCAGCTCGGCGGCAAGCTCTACGATCCGAACGGCAAGCCGTTCATGATCCGCGGGGACAACCAGCTCCACTACAACAGCAGTGCCGCCACCGGATTGCCGCCCACCCAAGCAAACACGGTGCGCATCTGGGATGGTGCGTGCACCGTCTCTAACTACACCAGCCTGATGTCCAGCTACATCGCAGCGGGTATTTTCCCCATCGCCACCGTCGCCTATGTCCCTACAAACTCCACCACATGCAGTGGAACCGGCACGAGTGGCGATACCTCGCCGACCGATCTCGCGAGCGTCGTGAGCTGGTGGACGGCTAACGAGTCGAGCTTCGCGCCGTACATGAGCGAGATGGCGCTCAACATTGCAAACGAGTGGGGACCGTCTTACTCAACGACCTGGGAAACCAGCTACGCCACCGCTATCAGCAATCTGCGCGGCGCGGGCTACACGTGCCCGATCATCATTGACTCCGGCGGCTCTGGCCAAGACCCGTTTGATGTGCAGGCATACGGCCCCACGCTAGAGGCGGATGACCCGGAGCAGAACATCCTTTTCTCGATCCACCTCTACGGGCAGACCAATAACTTCGTCGGCAACATCACCGGGGTCACAAGCTCAGGTGGCAATACGATTCTGACGATGAGTAGCACGGGCGCCACCAACCCGTTGTGGACGTACGGCGGCATAGACTCCTACACCACGGGATACACCGTTATTGGCGCCAACGGCATGACTCAGCTCAACGGCACGTGGGCCGGCAGCCCGACGCTCGGCGGATCATCGGGCGCGTGGACCGTAACACTCACTGTCAACAGCTCCGGCTTCAGCGCCTATACCAACGGCGGACAGGTGTACGGGAACAGCACCGCGTCGCCTAACAATTCTGGCAACAACAACCTCAGCTACCTGACAATGGCATCCACGTTCGCTGCGCTTGACGCAGCCAACAACATGGAGACCATCTTCGGTGAGTTTGGTCCCGGCACCGATGGCACGTCATCGGCTTGTTGCTCAGGGGGTTCCGAGACCACCATCAGCTTCCAGCAGGTCATAGGCGCAGCAGAGGCATACGGGATCGGTTGGATAGAGTGGGCCATCGACGACAACAACCTGGGCATGGGTAATACCTCGTTTAGTGCTTGGTACGGACAAACATTGACCGGCCCGGGAGTCTACGCGCGCAACGCGCCGTCGGACCTCACTGCGGCCGGGCTTGATGGGGTGGCCAACCCGCGCTACGGCTTCTCTGCGCTGGCAACGCCAGCGCCTTATCTGCATTGAAGGGCATGTGAAGAAACTACTACTCGCTCTCGCGTTGCTTGTCGGTTGCCAGACCGCAGGTGCCTATGGCGTGGGGGTAACGGGAGCTGGGGCAGGCGCCCCCGGCACCGCCACGATGAGCGGCTCGGTAG